CTTCTTGATTATCAACACTTGAGGTGTTAGCAGACACCATCAATGGATCAATTTTTAATCTATCTGCGCCCGGTGCAACTTCATTAGAAAAGCCAGACGCATTGTCCAATAGGGAAGTATCAGATTTAAAGTTTACTATCGATTCGTTAGCGTCGATTGCAACTATCGAATTGTTAGCTCCTTCAATGTTGTCAGATACGACAATAAATCCGGGGTCTATGTTTAGGAATTGGCCCTTATGGAAAACAACACCCTCTTGATTAGACGCAACAGTAGCTCTTTGTGACGTGGATACAGATGCTGATTTAAAAGCCTGCAATCCAGAGAATTTTACAGTATTTAATTGCTCTATGAACGTTATTTCTTCACCGTTAGTCAAGTCAAATTTCATAGAAACGTGAGTAGTGTTAGGTGTAAAATCTACTGTAGGCGTCTGCTGCTGACCATTTACAAAAACGTTGAGAGTATCTGTGTTAGCGACTGAAAATCCAAGTAAGAAGGTGTTGGAAGAAACAGAAGTGTTAACAGAATTTGCTTGAGAATTTTTAACAGTCCTGTCAATTACATCTAAAACTTCTGGAGAATCTGCTGTGCCTAAAACTCCAAACGCAGTCAGGTTTCTATGAATAGTGAAGTTGTTAGAAGAAATATTACTGTTAGCAAAATTTAACTTTCTATTCAATGTCAACGATGTATTGTTAGCAATATTATCAATCTTCGCTTGAAAAGATACTCTTCTCTTTTTAGGCGTTTCAAATATACTAAAGTAATCGCCAACAGCATAACTATTAAAGGACGTTCCTGAACCTGTGACAGTATTAGAGTTTTCTATAATAGAAAGATTTCCAACGGCAGTTTTGCTGTTTGTGTCATCAGCGTTGGTGTATATTACGTATAGTCTTTTAGTATTTGGTGCTTCTGCCTGAGAACCATCTCGTATTGTAATAACTTTAGCTTCGACCTCACTAGACTGAGACACCAAGTAAAGATTATTTGACGAATTTAAAATTGCGTCTAAATCAACAACGTTATTATTCGTGTAAGAGTTTTTAACTCTTACAACATGTGCTGCATCAATAACATTTGGATTAACGCCATCAACAATTGATCCATTTTTAAAAACATGAGATCCAAATCTATTGATTTGCTTTTGCAACATTGTTTGAAGCTGAGAAAGCTCTCTCGCTTGCACAGCAGTGCTGGGCTTAAAGAGAATTTTATAAAACTTCTTATTTTCCAAATAATCGTCAAAATAAGGAGCATTGTTTAGATTTGTTCTGATATCTGACATCTTAAACCTTGACTACGATTTTAAATTCTACATTGCTTGTATCTGTTTTAGACACCTTCAATATGTTATTTATATACAATAAATGACCGTACAATCCATCAACATAAGAATTTGAAACCTCAGAAACTAAAACATTAGCAGAACTTTCCGAAACATTTCCACGAACAGTAATATTTGAAGGAAACTTAGTCCCAACAATAGATAACGTATTAGCTGATTGTGTCACTAGTGTTCCAAAATATTGCTTATCTAAGGACGTAATAACTTCGCCGTTGCTAAATGAATTTGCTTGATCGACAGTTAGTCTAATTATGTTGTTAAAGGTATTGGCTTTATATGCTTTTCTAAACGGAACATTATTATGAGTCCCAGCAAATGGATTTCTAGAATACATTATAGTATTAGACGAAACATTTAAAACTTCATATGACTCATCAAAATCTCTTCCTTCAACAATAATAGTATCGGTAGAGACTTGCTGATTAGTAATCTGTTTATTAAACTCATTAAAAAGCTCAACCATTTTAGACGCTTGAGAAGTATTAGAAGAACTAGTATTAGATAAAATTGCTGTGTTTACAGCACTTAGAGTTGCACCTGTTGCTTGCCCTAAATTTGGATTAATAAAGACACTTTCAAATTCAGTTCCTGTTCCAGTAATAATATTTTGCCCTGAAGTTGTTGATACTGTTCCAGTGAATGCAACATTTGCAGGAGAAGGATTTGAAATCAGACCTACAGTTCTAAATCCATTTTGAAGATTTGCTGTAATCGTATTTGATTCGTTGCCTTCCACAGTAAGGGAGTACATAACTTTATCAGAACCAAGTTCTTCATGTGGGTCATGACCATGACCCTTTCTAGGAGAAATAACTGCATCTGCAACTGCTCCGGTTCCTGTATTTGCGTCGATTATAACATTTGCAAATGAATAGGAATCACCCGTACTTTTTATTTTAATGCTTGTTATTGTTTTTGTCGAATCGTTAATTACTGCTAATGCAGTTGCATTTGCTCCGTCGCCAACAATTCTAATACGAGGTGTAATTTCATATTTGGTTGTGCCGCTAAATGAATGAACGCCATTAATATCAACTCGTCTTGATGAGCTATTATATGTGTTAACTGTAAATAAGCTGCCGTTTGCCTTTGCACCCGGCTCAAAAAGTAAAATAGAAGTATTGTTAAAAAAGTTGTTTTCTGGCGTAAAGACTAGACCATTTGAAAATGATAAAGTTTTATTTTCTATAACAAACTGTGACGATGAAATAACGGATTGAATGTCTCCGTTAGTAAATTCGACGTAGTTATTTCCGCCCGTCTTTAAGAATACTCTTTCTATGCCTTGAGACGTACTAGAACCAACCTCAGTGTTAGATACTACAGGTATAAAATCATTTGTAATAAACTTAGACGCTATAGGTACGGAATACATATATTTCCAAATGTAACCATCAGACTCTTCTCTTGGAGTTAAATCAACATGAGAAGGCTCAACCGTAGAAATAGAAGAAGAATTATTATCAATACATTTGTAAACATTACCAGATGAAGTGTATACGAAAAATGACTTTTCGCTATCATTGTTTGAGACCGTGAACAAAGTATTAGAGCTACTGTAAAAGGCTCTGTAAATTGAATTAGAAGACCAATCATATCTTGTAATGACTGGAGAAATATCTGTCGGTAAAATTTTCTTACCGAATACCATCTCACGTACTGGATTGTGTATTGAAGTATAATAATTTTGAGTATTAGCTATTTCTTTAACGTTTTCGTTTAGATTGTCGTGAGTTTTTGATACAAACAAATAAACATTTTGTGTATATGTTGAAAGCTCAGTAATCATTCCTAAATTATGTGATAATGATCTTGTAGTTGTTCCCATGTTTCTTACGTGCCACTAGATGTGACAGTCTCCTCTAAAATTTTAATTGAGCTTTCAGATTCATCTTTAATAACATTCTTAGTAAAAAACTTTCTTCCCGACATATGAACTAGGCTATCAATAATATCTTCATATCTATCGTTGTTAATTGTTGAATTAATTTCATAAGAATATTCTTGCCAAAAGTAACTGTCTTGCAATTTAACCTTCTGATTAGCCTCAGAGTTTATAGTGAGATGGCGACCTTCAAGAATAGATTGACCGCCCTTTTCTATTTTAATATTTATGTCCTTACTTTCAAAATAGTCTGAGCCAGAATCAAGTATTTTTATGTCTGATATTACCCCAGATATACTTGTAACAGTAAGTCTAGCGCCAGTTCCAGTTCCACCCGAAACAGTCGCAGACGGTGATGTATATCCGAGACCACCACTTGTTACAATGATGTCTGTTATCTGTCCGTCATTTAAAGACGCAAACGCCTTTGCTCCAGTGCCGTTACCATCAAGATCTATAATGTTAATGGATGGAGTAAGATTTTCAGATCTCATTGTAATTTCTTCGCCGGGATTATACCCAAAACCACAATTTAAAATATTTAAGGTTTCTACAGAACCCGTAGATGATGTTATTTTATAGTTAAAGTCAGCATCAGTGCCTGTCTCTATGTCACTAAACGTAACGCCATCCTTAACTCTAGATAAAAGTCTTTCGCTAGAGTTACTAAAGTTTACGTTGGAGGTTCCGTAACCAATACGGATCGTATATGATGGATTGCTAAGATTTAGTTCGCCAGATAATATCTTGTCGTCAAGATAAACTGCCGTACTATTAACAAAATTATTTACGGCTCTGACTGTTGAATTTTCATTACTATCAATAAACTTAATAAAATTAATAAATCCTAAGCTATAATCATTGTTAGATAATGTATATGCCGAGTCTTGCCCAAGCGTCATCAATGTATCGTTATCAACACGATCAATATTATGATATGTTGGGAGACCATCATCATTCATTATTTTAATAACATCATGAGCGTTAAAATCTTGATTAAATGAAGTTCCAGTACCAATAACTTTATTATTTGCCAAATTCACACTTACATTTCCAGATAGGGTATTAGCAACTGATATTAAACCATTACTAAAAATCTGTTTAGATGAAACTAAAAGTGTATTTGTAATAGTTGAATTGCCGCTTTGGTTGGCCGAAAAAGCAATATCTTTAATAGCAACGAATGGTTTAGTTACGCCGTTATAATTTTTTGGCTCTTCGTTCACGTCTATTCTTGAAATAGTTCCGTAAGTTCTTTCAACATTAGATAATATGTTTCCTATATATCCTACGTTATAAGAATTTAATGAATTTGCACTATCAAATTGAAAACCGTTAATGTTTGCTACGCCAATAGTCTGCCCATCAAAAACTTTAATCAAATCTCCATTCAAGCCGTGGGTAGAATAACCACCATCTATAACTACAGAGAACTTTCCTCTGTCGATCTGATTAGATTCGCCCGGTGCTCTTGTGACTAAAACTCTAGATTCTTTAGAATAACCATAGCCTTCAACACCTCTTAGTCTAAACGTCCCTAGAATTTTTTCCAATGAAGTCGCAGAAGCCTTAAGACTAATACCATTTTTGTTAGGCAATGCTTCAAACGTAGTACCCAAAGGAATATTTTCTGATCCACTTTCTACAATTAAGTTGTCAATTGGACCAATAACTTTTGGAGCCAACGTCACTGATAAAGGTGTAGCATTTCTTTTAACTATTTTATCGCCAGTTTTAAATAATCCTTGAACGTTATCCAATTCAACGTAAGTCGATTGCTTTCCGTTAATATTTTTCTTAAATATATTTTTAGCAATTGCAGAAGCACCAGTTACAGACCCAACAATTTCAGTTCCCTCTAATGCCTTTATGGTGTCAAAGCTATTTCCTTCTCCAAAAAAAATTTCTATTATATCTGGTCTAATAAAAACGGAGTCAGAAGGTCTGAATAGATATCTTCCGGGTACAAATACTTCGGGTGAATCATTAAACGACAGTCTGAAGAAAAGTTTAATTCCTCGTTCAGTACCCTTAGATCTGTATAAATCTTTAATATGTTTAATAATAAATCTTAAATCGCCAGTAATTACTGCCGGAAGTTCCTTGATAAATCTACCTGAACCAAAAGTATACTTATTATTAAATCTTATTAAATTTGTGTTAGAAGTTTCATCTATGTCGCCTTGACTTTGCAAATCACGAATTTTACTACCAGTATTAGCGGAGAAGTGTTTGTAATAGGTGTCTACAAAATTTACTACACCTTCACCTTCATCGAGAAAAAAATCTGGAAACTGCGATTTTACAAAGTGCTCAGTTGATTTCTCACTTTTCGTGAAACGCTCAGTCATCTGTTGTCTGCCCATCTATAGTTACAGAAATATTTAATGACTGAATTAAAATAATTTGGTCTTGGTCAACCAATATATCAGGATTAACAGGGTCAGAGTAAATTTGTACCCTATCACCAAACGCCTTTCTTCCTCTAGAAAAATACCCGCTCAAATTAAAATCGTTTAGATTTATAATACCGTTAGTGTAATCAACCGTACCTGCATTAAAATCTAATACTTCTTTGGCACCTCTTGTGGAGGATACTAATCGGATACTTCCATTTAGATCTTCAATTGAAGCTTCAAAAATTACACCATTAATATTTTTTCTAAACAAGGATGAAGTGACAGAACCTTTTTCGATCTCATTATCATAGTTTAATATAAAATCATTTTCAGATCCAACAAAGGGACTAATTTCTTTAACTATTTTGATTTTAGTATTATTCGATAATATACTGTCGTCTGTTCCATCAATGCTCGTTAAGAGTTTACTGTATCTAAAGTCCTTATTAAATTCAGACAAATTATCTGTACCGAAATTAATAATGCTGCTAATAACAGATGCCTTTAAATCATCTTCACTTCTAGTCGTCTGAGTCGAGTTGAATCGAACTGAACTATTAATATCCAAGATAATAAATCTTGGGTCAGCAGTAACAACTTCTGTACTAACAGATGCTTTGTCCTTTAAAAAATCAACAATAGAATCTTTTAGAGATTGACTTGCAACAGTAGCATTAAATGGCTTCGGAATAACAACTACCTTGCCATATCTTGGTGGAGAAAGCCTTTCACCACCAACAACATTCAAGGTTTCGATAGTAGGAAATTTATTCTTAAGAAGAGATTTGTAATCTTCTGATGTCACTGCCCTATCTTGTGTTGCAAAAACTCTAGGAGCATTAAAACGTATAGAGTTAATAGACTCTCGCTCAGATCCTAAAGATGATCTAGACACAGTGCTTGTAGTGATAGTTGGATCAGTAGAAGTGAATAATCTAGCGTTGTTACCATCATCACCTAGTGTCTCTCTATACCTAAGTCTAATGATATTTCCCGGCGTAAGTCTTTTACCAGTTACGTCATTACCAAATTCAATTTCATATTTGTCTTGACCGTATCCCTGTACAAAGAATACCTCAGATTTAGGTGTTAAATTAAAAAGATTTTCTGCCCGTAAGAATGTTGTGTTTGCTAGATCAGACGGGCTGTTTTGAACAACAATATCAACACTATCAATATCAACATTAGCGGAAGAAACGACAATTTTAGTATTGGAAGTAGTGATATCGAAGAATTCAGTTACTACAGTACCCTCAAAAATATTAACATTATTAGCAATAAATGTTCCTGTACCATCATTTGTTGCCGTAACATCTCTATCCGTGGAAAATGTTACCGTGTTAGATCCAAGGGTTGTCGTGAACGTTGTAAATTTATTAACTGTCTTCGTACCATCAGTTATAGGTCCAGTCGTAGATAAATTTACAACTGCTCTAGAAGAGTTTCTAGATCTAGGAAGATAATTTAATTCTTTTGCATGGGAAACGACAGATTCTTTTAATTTCGCCGTGTCTAAGAAAGACTCAGTTCCAATCTGGTTTAAGTAATAAGCATTGATATGTGTGTTATATGTCAAAAGATCGAGAATAATAGACATATTCGAACCATCAAAATTGTAGTCCTTGTACTGATTTTGATTCAATAAAAATTTTCTAAAATCATCTTTTAATGAATCGAAATCTAGTTCAGAAGTTGATAGATATTGATCTGTCATTATCTTGCTCTTTCTAATACTACGTTTAGTGTAACTACTTGTTGACTATTTATGGGACTGAACTCAATAATAACGTTAAGTTCATAACTATCGATTTGCTCCGAAGTGTTTGAAACAGTTATGCTGAGAACATCAATTCTAGGCTCAAAGTTTGAAAGCTGTGTTTCGATTTCATCTTCAAGCGCAATTCTCAAAAGATCACTATCTGGCTCAAATAAAAGTGCTCTTACGTTAGAACCAAAATCTGGATTGAACGGCCTTTCACCTTTGTTCGTGCTTATAATATTACGAACAGATCTTTTAATAGATTCAAAATTTTTGATCGATACAACGTCGTCAGTTATTGGATTCTGTGTAAATTGCGTATCTAAGTCTGAGAAATATATATCTTTTACAACAGGACTTTGCATTATTTTCTCCTAACTAATCCAACAACACCTCTTTTCTTATCGTTTACAGAAACCATAAGGGTTGTTCTTTCGTATTTCTTAAAAGTATTATCGATATATATTCTGTCAAATAATGAAAACTCTTTTATATAATTAGCACATTTATTGATAAGAGTGTTATTTTTATCGTTTTTAAAGTTAAAAACAACAGCGTTTCCTTGTATTTGATCCGCAAAAAACGAATCCATATCTACTCCTTTTATATTGTCTCTAAACAATAAACCACTTTCAATAAAAGGAATTCTTCCTGTAATTTCATATGCTGGCTCCATCACTTCATAACAAAGCCTTTGAAGATTGTTGTATATCGATTTAATGCTAAAGCAATGAAGGGGTTCATCTTCAAAATTATTATTACTATCTTTAAAAGGAGTAATTGAATCTTTAGTTCTTTGTATCGTCGTTTTTATGAAGTCCTCATCAAAGAAGTGCGTAGAAAATTGAACTCTTTCATCATCAAAAAGATCTATATCGCTCTCTGGGTACTTTTCTAGTAAAAACCTTTTGGGGATTTGAGCAAATCTATTTCTCTTTACAATATCTAGCTCATAGCCTTCAAAGTAATCTATAATTCCAAACTTTGTGTTATTTAAACTAAAAATCATGTTTGTTCCCTCATTTAAGTAATAATAGATTCATCTTTATTACGAAATTCAATTTCAAAATCTTCAGGTTCTTCATTAGCACTTGGTGCTTCTGGGAATTTTTCTTCCACTTCAAGTCTGTATGCTGCATCTAAAGAACCATTTATTTTTACACTACCATCAACAAAAAGATTTCCACGAATAATTACATCTTTATCAAGAGAAACATTTCCTCTTATTTCTATTTCTCTTGATTTTAAAATAATTTTTTTATCTGCAGAAAAGGTAGACATTTGTTTAGTGAGACTAGTATACGTATCTTGAGTTGTGAATCTATCTCTAGATGAAGTAAAATAAAACCCTCCTACCTCTTGCCTAAACGTTCCAGATACTTCATCTCTTCTTGATCCATCTTCCTGAATAATCTCAAGATTTCCATCAGCAAACAACGTTATTCTAGTAAGATCGTTACCATGTTGGATATTGATATACTCATGGCCGGGTGTAGTATTAAACTCTAACTTACTACCGTTGAGATACTTTGTTACTTTATTGTACGGATAGGTAATCTTAGGAATGGGTGAAATTCTTGGTGGAATAGCTTCCAAAGCAATTTGATCATCGTCATGATTAACTTCTTTTGGCCCGTCTTTTCCCGGTCCCTTTGGCGCTGGTAATGGTCCTAATTTATCAGACACTTGCTAATTCCTCTTTCGCATAATTTTCTAAATCAAATCCAAGATTTGTTATCTTATCAAAATTATTATCTACGTCCAAATTATTAAACTTAACATCAAAGGCATTATTGTAAAATACCTTTATAAATTCAGAAAAAGTTTTTATTTGATTGTTATTGTACAGTGTTAAAGGCTGTTTAAAATTACCTAAATTTGACCTCTTTCCAGAAAAGCAAATAACAATGTTAAATTCATTCGTACTATTAGGATAAAAAAATGATTCAGAACTCATTTCTAAATTAGTAAAAACATTACCAGAAGTATTAATATAAAAGTGAAAGGTGTTTAATAAATTAGATGCATCAAGATCCCTTAATGATTCTAAAAAACTTCTGTTGTCTTTGTTTACGTAAGAAAATGCACTAATGGAAAAAACAGTTTTTTTAGTTTTTTCTATATTGTACATAATTTCATTCTTAATATGTACTCTATCAACAATAAGTCTGTTTTTTTGGTAATTTTTTATTCCAAGATCAAAGTTAAAGGAAGGTGCAATCATACTACTTGTCCTTCAGTAGTGAGAGGATTTTCTGTTGTTTCAACAGAAGTCGATTCGCCCTGACCCGGACCAGAACGATTAAACTTAATTATACTTTGAATATCAGAAACTGAATCAACAGGACTTGGTGTAATTCCCGGAAGAGAACCTAAAATGCAGGGATGTTGTCTGTGACGATCCATCCAAAATCCTACTACAAATGAACCTACTTCAAGACCCATCGTTTCTCCGATATCATGAACATCAGCCCCTGTATTTGGCATGAGTACGGTAGCTAAAGGCAAGTCTGCTAAAGGTGCTAATTCGTCGTGTAATCCTAAAATACGAATTGCGACACGCAATAGTGTATCAGCATCTCTAGATTCTTCTGCCGTATACACTTCATCAACGTATGCAAAAAACCAAGTAAAATTATTGCCATAAAAATCTGACTGATAACCTGCAAGATCAGTATTATTACTCATATTATTTTACTTCCCTCATAGGTTTACATTTAACCTCTCTGACCATCAAGACCCAACTCAAGCTGAGAGTATACCTCTCCGTTAGTTGTCACACTATGACGTATTGCGAGAACTAAGTATTTTCCAGTAAGTTCAGGATCCAAAGGTCTGTCAGGATCTTTGGTGTTTATTGGATACACCATTTCAACAACATCGCCCGGACCAATATCCACACATCCATACGTGCTAATAGAAACCCTTTTATTTAAAAATCCTGCTGCAGATGTCTTAGGTTTTAAATATGCGTCTTCTAATTTGGGTTTTTCAAAATAAGTCTCATCATCATTTCTCGGTTCATATATAGTTCGTGTCTCTCTTGGAGATGCCATTAGTTTTGCAATTTCTGAAAGTAATGGCATTTGCCGTGATTCCATAGAAACAGGTTGTGACTTGTCTTTCGTAAACGTGCAAATTTTATTAACAAACCCTATGTCAACATATTCTTTAGATGCATAGCCTTGCTGCAGCATAGAGTGAGCATCAAACCCTGACTCTTGGCCAAACACTAATATTTTAGCAATTTTAGATCCACTGACGTACTGTGTATCAATTATATGAGCAGCACCAGTCATATTATATTCTGTCATCACATATCTATATTTTGGACCTGCCTTTGCCAATTCACTTACCTCATCAAGAAAAAATTTAGGTTTTCCTGATTTAAACCTTTCGTATAATACAAACATATTATTTCCTGTCCCACCTGCCCTCTCAAGCAAAAAAGAGATTGCTTGCATGGGTGTTTGACGTGGAATATCAATGTTTACGGCTGGTGATGAAGATGCATTTATCTGCAAATCACCTTTGATGTATTTGTCAAATACATATTTTATAATGTTTGTACAGGTTTCCGGGTTGTTTTTAAATTTCCATTCTTGAACTTTCTGTGAGCTATTGTATATGTGCTCTTGGCTCATACAAATAAGCTCTACCCCCAGAGCCTTTCGGCCATTAACCATAGCCGTCTTTGTGCTATTAATATGAAACGAACCATCAATTGTTTCACCAGCACCATCGGTTATACTTACAGCTAAAGCCCGGTCTCCATCGATACGCCCATTTCGAAGTATTGCATCTTCATCAGATATAACACAACTTAGTGACATGAAGGGATGATCTAGAGAAGAATAGGCTTTTAGAGAAGAGACGTACTGTGTTATATCCAAGCCACCTCCACCGCCAAAAAGATTAACAATCTCCACCTTAAATGCTTTTTGGCCTTTGGCTGGCTCTAAAAAGTTAACCATTAAATAATCTCTCCACCTCTTCTTGCACTTGATCTATGAAAGATGGATCAATCAAGTCGATGTTTCTCAAATTGTCATTTCTTTCTTCGTGATATTCAAATGCCGTAACAGGATCCCATCCAGTTCGATCAATAGAAATCGTTGCATCAACAAAATCAGAATTAGAATATCTACTAAAGGTATCTTGATTAATTGTAAAACCGTATTTTGGATTACTATAATGTAATATCGTTTCTTTAGCTGCAGGTACAGACCCATATTTCTGAATGTAAAAGTTTGTCAACTGCTTATAAGACTTAGGCCACTCATTATATACATCTAAAATTTTATTAGACATCAAAACAAGCCAAGAGAAAAATACACTTCCATAGAAGTTAAATGCAACTTCTTCAGGCGATTCATCATCCTCAACAGTATATTTTAAAAAAGCGTTTGGATTATTAAAAGCGTCATCAACCACTTTTGAAGATACCATAAGATTTCTTGCAAGCTTACCATTGTATTCTATTATTGGTAAATTCTTAAATAGACCTTTTGACATTAAGCAAATCCACTTCTACTAGCCTGATAATCACCTCTGACTCTACTGGTTATTTCCATAATTGTTAATGACAACGCCACAGAAGTAGGAGCACCAGACTTAAAAAAGAATGGTGAACCAGAAGCAGAATAGTCTACAGTTATATCAGTTATAACACTCTCAAATATTGGAAAAATAATGAGACCGTTTGGCGATCTAATATCAAAACGTGTCAATATTGATGGGTATCTAATAATATTTAAAAATGGATCAATAAGCTCTGGATGACTGTGTTCTTTTAGAAGTTGTATAACTTGAAATATAGATTGTGTCCCTGATTCTGAATCTGCATATAGCTTCCATCTAAAATTAAATGTTCTCGGCATGACACCAGAAAACTGCTGAACCATGCTATTGTTGAACGCAGTATTAAATCCTTGCACACCCGCCATATTACCAACAGCGCCTATCAAGTTATTTAAATTTCCCGGCTGTTCATAAAAGCCTTTAGCTTGGTTAAACAATGCCTTCATCTGTGACATACCGCCCTCTATATCGGGAGCTTGTTTTTCACCTAAAGCTCTTAGAGTTGTTGCAGTAGCATTCATTATGGCATCTTGAATTGCACCACCAGCGCCTTTATGCTTACTCTCGTAACCAATATTCATATTTTCCTGAAGGTTATCAGGTGTGGGTAGACCGATTGTACCAGACGAAGAAGATACAGAACCACCACCTCCACCGCTACCTCCTGCTCCCCCTACTCCTGCGCCAGAGGATCCAAAGCCAGTTCCTCTAAGAATTGGACTATCTAATCTCTGTACACCCGAAGAGTCACTTCTAGTACCACCTCTCTCAAAAGACGCTGGTGAACTTACTCGATTAGTTGAAAATCCACTATTAGAGTCTCTTTCTCTAAGTCTTTGTAAGTATGCTTCTGTGGTATTTTCCTTACTATCATAATCCACAGAGAACATCTCTTTTAACGTAATAATATTATCACCCTTTATTCCTATAGAGGATGATCTATTGGTACAATTTCTGGCGTCAATAATTTGAGGTACTTTACGTCTACCAGATTTTTTAGACTTATTTTTTCTCTTATTACTGTAACCTTGTGCAGCACTTTTATTTCCAGATTTTTTATTAGGATTTGAAGTGACATAACTTCCAGATCCGGTTTTTACAAATCCTCCGCTAGAAGTAGTTACTAGATTAGTCCCACTCGGCTTAGCATTAACAGATCTGCCGACGCCCGGACGTATAGTATCGCCAAAAGTATCAGGTCTTCTAACCATTTGTCTTCCTACTAAATAATTACATGCCAGCTAAAAAGGGTTACTTTAAACCAAAAAATTACAGTAAATATAAAGGAGACCCAACTAAGATTATTTATAGGAGTAGTTGGGAAAAGATGTTCATGGGATACTTGGATAACAACCCAAGTGTCGTTGAATGGTCTTCTGAAGAGTTTTTTATACCTTACAAAAGTCCTGTAGATGGACGTGTGAGAAGATACTTTCCTGACTTCTATGTTAAGAAGAAAAACAAACAGGGCGGTATTGATGTTCTTGTTGTAGAAATCAAACCAAAATATCAAACAGAAAAACCAGATAAAGTTAAAAAAATAACTAAGCAATATGTAAATAAGGTTAAGACATACGCTATTAACGAGTCTAAGTGGAAAGCTGCAGAAAGCTTTTGCAAAGATCGAAAGTGGAAGTTTCAGATTTTAACAGAGAACGAGCTAGGACTCTAAATGGCAATAACCTTAAGATCATTTAAAGAGACTGTCGAAAAGGTAGTAGGAAAAAAGCCAAAAGACGTATTCCACTCAATTCTTGTCGAAGGCTTAGAACAAGAGATTATCCCTGCTCGAACCAAGAAGGCACGACAATACTATCGTGGTTTCGGAAGCATGTCCGCACAAAGTTCTAAAGATACAATATTTAAAAACAAAGATAGAATCGCAAAGCTTCCAACTATTGGAAAAATGTATTTTTTTCAATACATCCCAAAAATGATTAAAGAGCTACCATATCACGATAGGTTGCCAATGATCTTTCCAATAAACACTATAAATAATGGGATAATGGGCATCAACCTACATTACTTACCGCTCGAACCCAGAGCAGCTTTGATGGATGCACTTTACACTTTGTCTAGTGACAATTCATACGATGATAAAACAAGGTTAAGAATAAGCTATGAGATTTTGAAGGTTGCATCAAGGTTTAGCATGTTTAGGCCGTGTATAAAAAAGTATCTGTTTAACCACCTTCAATCACCATTGTATGAAGTTAAATCATACGAATGGGATATTGCCCTATTCTTACCAGTTGAAATGTTTGCTGTTGGAAATGCATCACCGAATCCGGGTATCACTGGAATCGCACAAAAAGAATCGCTCGATAGGATATAAGATGGGCTTTAGTATAGAACAATTTAAAGGAAGATTTAAAAACGACTTTGCTAAAGCCGCTTTGTTTGAAGTCTTTTTCGCAAGCTTTGCCGATCTTAGATTTCAAGCCACTAGTGCTTCTCTACCCGGATCGAGTATCGTAACCGATACGTTTTCTAATGGTCCGTACAGGCCATTAGAAAAGGCAGTATCAAGATCTTACTCAGGCGTTGGCGTGACCTTCATATTAGACAACGAAGGGCGCTGTCTTTCAGCGCTGAACCAGATGATGGATAGCGTTGTAGATCCTGACGGGTTTGTTGGATATTCTTCACAATACGAATCTGCAGTTAATATAAAACATTTCAATCAGTCAGGTGGTGTCGTAACTAGTTACACACTTAACGATTCATTTGTATCGTCTTTGTCTGACGTAACTCTTGATTGGAGTAGTGGAGACGCTATTGCAACGGTATCTTGTATTATAAAATTTAGATCCTATTCTATGAGTGCTTTTGGTGGAGGATCTAGCACCATATCATCTTTCGGTGAAAGAGGTTATGTTAATAAAGTCGAAATGCCTGATAGAGCACCCATTATTACTGAAAGACCAAAAATCGGAGGCACTAGCTCTGGTTCGCAGTCGGGAAGACCACCAATTGGAAGTATTAGTTCTGGACCACAGATTGATTAAAGGATGAAAAATGTTACCAAAAATTCAGACTGCTGTTTTTAAGACAACGATTCCGTCTTTAAACAGAGAAATTTTATTGAGACCCTTTTTAGTTAAAGAAGAAAAAATTCTTCTTATGGCCAAACAGTCAGGCGAAAAGGATCAGATTTTTATTGCTATCGAACAAGTTATTCAGAATTGTGTTGTTGATGAAGCTTTAGACATAAGCAAGCTCCCATACTACGATATTGAATATCTCTTCATCCAGCTAAGAATTAACTCTATTGGCGATTTCATCGAATTGGAAATTACTGATCCAGAATCTGGCGAGAGAAAGAAAGCTACTGTAGATTTAAACGACGTAAATGTCGTATCTTCTGATGTTGGTAACAAAGTAATTCTTAATGAAGATACTGCATTGATTATGAAGTATCCTACACTAGATGAGATTTCTAAAGTTACAGCGGTGAATGATGTTGAAGCATTTTTCGATACGTTGAAGTATTCTATCAATTCAGTTTTCCATGACGATCAATCATATGAATTTTACTCCTACTCAAATGAAGAACAGATCGAATTTATTGATTCGTTAAGTGTATCGAATATTGAGCAATGTAAAGATTTTATTGCTTCTATGCCTTCAGTTGAAGTTGAAGCAAGATGGAAAGATGAAAATAAAGATAAATCATTAACGTTGAAGGGTATCAACAATTTTTTTTAATACTGTTGGGTCATAACAACCTTAAAAATTACTTCAAACTAATTTTTAATATGGCCCAGCATCATGGATACAGTATATCAGACATTGAAAATATGATACCTTTTGAACTTGAATTATATTCTTCCATGCTGATTGACTATTTGGAGCAAAAGAAAAACGAACAGGAAATGGCTAGAAGATAATGGCAGACGATTTACCACCAATTCCACAGCAAAGATCTTATCCCAAGATGCTGGCTAGTGAAAAATTAATTAACTTTATAAAAGATAAAGAAAAATTTTATTCTGAGCCTTACAGCGATTTTAAGCAATGGAGCATTGGCTACGGATCTTATGCAGGAAAACTAACTGGCGATCCAACAATAAAATCTATAACAAAAGATGGTGCTGATAAACTCCTAAAACAGGAGATAAAAAAGTATGAAGCAAATGTAAACAAATTTAATACATTTTATAATTTTACACAAAATGAATTTGATGCAATGGTTTCGTTTGCTTACAATCTTGGTAGCATTAATCAGCTAACAGATAATGGTAATAGAAGCAAAGAACAAATACTTCAAAAAATGCCCGATTACAACAAGGCAGGTGGAAAAGTTGCAGGTGGCCTTGTAACTAGAAGAAAAGAAGAGGTCAGCATTTTTAAGGGAGAAAACACTCCTAAAGCATATGATGATAGTAATGTAGCTGCTTCATCACTTAGAGATGAAAATGCAGATGATCCTATAGCTAAAATTATTAGCAAAAGCAGGGATGGAAAAAGTACGTCAACAAATGAAGATCAAGATTATCCTGTATTAACTGAAAAGGCTGAACAACTGAAAGGAGAAGTAGCAGGTGGATTCGTTAGTCTTGCTGCAAACATGTTTCCCGATAGGGCTGCTGCTGCTATCACTAGTTCTCTTCCTTCAAATATTGCAAATCTACCATCGGCTTCTAAAATTTCAGGTGAAATTTTGGAGTCAATACGATCCGGTGAAGGGGTTAAGTCATTTACTTCGGCTGTTGAAAAGATTTCTTCGGCAGATACTCCCGTAGGCAGACTTCAGGCTATCGGTGATATTGCAAAAGAATATGAAGCAGACATCAAAGCTCTTTATCCCGACTTAGGAAATATAGATTTTGATGAAGTTATTCCAGAAATTATAGATCTTTCCATTACAGAAAGTCCTAAAGAAAGAATAATAAAAGCAATAGAATTAGCGGAAAAAACAGGAATAGGCTTAGAAGAGATTGATTCTTTAAGTATACCCGGCTTTCCTTCCATAAGAGAAATAGTAAAAAATCCAGATAAAATTCCAGATGTCAAAGACAAACGTTTTGGCATTCCTGTACCGGGAGCAAAAATAGACAATTATCTAAGAGATCTTTTGGGGTCGGACGATATTGCTGTTCAAAAAGAAGCAATTGAAAATTTAAAAAATTCAGCAATTGGTGGGCTTTTTGAAGAATACCAAGCTGAAACTTTTTTAACTGGATCTCTAGAAGATATTGTAAAAACACCACTCGTAACAGAGCAGCTTGGTAATTTACCCGAAAGACTTCTTACTGCAGAAAGACCTAAAGCAATTGAAACTGCGTTGACACGATTTGCTGGTGATATAATTTCTGAAGAGACTGATGGAGCTATAGACAGGAACACCTCTCAAACACTTCTTGCTGGTGGTACAGAAGAAGAAGCTAAAAAAATGAGACAAACAATTGGAGGTATGGCTCTAGATAATTTCATCGAATCAAATCCAAATCTTGCAGGTATCGTTCAATGGTTCTCAGAGAACAAAGAACTAATCACCCTGCTTGGTTCTGCTGGCGCTCTGGCGGGTTTGTCTGGTCTTTTAGGTGGTGGGGCTTTAGGAGGATTTGCAGCAGGTGCTGGTGGTCTTGCTGGCGTTAGAATGCTTCTTGGTAAAGATGGTTATGATGAGTTTCAAGACATGATCAAGACAGCAGCATCTCCAGTGTTTGACTTTGCGAGCGAAGCTTTAGAATCCTCTGGATTGGCTGATATTCCGGTGATTGGCGCAATGCTCAAAGGAACTGTTGGTATTGGTAAAGAGAATCCATTAGCGGCAACTGCAGCACTAACTGGAAACTTTAGTATGGCGGCTGGTCTTATGGCAGGACAATCTGGTATCGATATCTTCGATCAAGAAAAGACGGCGGCTGGTCTTCTGGCAGGTTTGACAGACAGTTTTAATGGCTTCTCAACGCAGGTTCAACAAGATCTTGCTGCTGTAGGAAATACAAACGACGACCAAAGACAAACGCCTACTAGTAAAGATGGCAATCCCGCAGAGCAAACTGGACAACCAGCGGCTGGATCACAAAGGTCTATGTATGATCCATTAGCGGTAACAACGTATCAAGGATTTGGATATTCCGGCCCCGGCGGAATTGTGAGCGGCGGAACTTAATCGCCGCTCACTGATCACTTAGTCATCATCCATCAATGACTTAAAGACAGATAAATCATCATCGTCATCAGAAGAAACTTTCGGTTCTACATCAAACGGAATGTCGTCATCTAAGAATTCAGACGCAGACTTTTCACGATAGCTATCTCGATAAGTCGATTCAGGTGCAGACTTTTGCTCTACAGGCTTAGCCTCAACCCGTGGCTTGGGCTTTTCTAGGGAACCTGTTGGAGAAGTTCCTAAAACCTTGAAGAACTTTTCTCTAAGCTCATCGTATGACTTAAATTTGTCTGGGGAAACAATCTCTGCAAGAGAATACTGTGTTTTCCAGATAGCGTCTAATTCATCATCGTCCTCAGATACTGAAGATGGGCTTTCAAATGTAGAGTCATCATAACTCCAATATTTTCTACCACCGTCTCCGGCAATCGAACTGATCCGCATGCGGAAGTTTGCACCTTCCCAAAAATCAAAAACGTTTACAGCTTCGTCATCATCATAAATTGGCTTCAGCTTTTTGGCGATCATGTCATGGATCTTTTTACCGTACTGATAAAGGAAAACCTTTCCTTCATTTTCTGGATTTACAGGATCTTTAACGACCAAAATGTTTGAGTAATAGACAAGGCGTCTTTTCTGATCACGGGCCTGTTTACGTTCAGGAGAGTTGTCATTTTCAGACATATTCCAAAGCTTGGAATTGTATTCTGAAACTGGATCTGGCTCACCTCGACCTAGAGTAGTTCTAGAGTTTTCAACGTAGTATCCACCCGGACCTTTAATAAAGTGGTTCCAAAGATGGACTACAGGAGACTCTTCGCCCTCTGGTTCTGGTAGGAATCGGATAATGAATTGTCCATTACCATCCTTACCAACTGAA